GTTCCAGTGTTAGAAAAACACCACATCTTTACTCGATACCATCGATTAGATCCCGTGATTTGGACCATGTAGTCAGTAGGTGAACCGCATTTTTTGGTGTATCCCTGACTATCTAGATAGTTATAGTGGTTACCCTCGAATGGAACGATGGCGTTACAGCGTACCTTTGCATATTGTATAGACATGGTTGTCTCCTTGGAGGTAGACGGACTACCCCCGTGTGTTGGTTGTTAGGTTGGTTGATTACTTGATTGACTGCTTAGAGTCCCAGTCTTTTATGATAATGATATACTCTGTTTTATGGCATTCACTATTGAAGCCGATAACATCAAATCCTTTGTCGATAAGATAGTTCACAGCACCTTGCAAAGCATTCGAAAAACCATAGTCGTATGGTATAGTGACGGACTCTTTGAAGTGATGGTCTGTAATCTTGATACGTGAACCTTGCGTGTTAGTGGGTCCGAGGTATTTACAGTTGATTACTCTTGTATTGTATGCAGTCAGTTGTTTGACTTGCTTGTATCTGTCTATAGTCATTGCAGTATCCTATGCTTGTTTGGTTGGTTGTTTGTTTGGTCAGTTATGAAGTTTGTTCTCTTCATATTTATAGCTTAACCTAATACAATAGTATGCACAAATAAATAAATGAAAAAAGATTAAGTTATTTATACACCAACAGCAACACTATTTCGGTACCATCGACATTCTAGCAATGTAATTATATTTAAATATTTTTTAATTCATTCTATAATTAACGCGGCGCAAGTGTATTTTTAACTATTCACTAGGTTATAAATTACAATTCTATCGGTTACAATATGGGTATAAATAACACTATTTAACGGGGTCAATATATGACTATTAAAAGAGGACGCCCAAAAGGGAGCACATCAAAAAGGCTATGTACCGCAAAAACACAGATGAGTAGAGCGATAAAAGAAAAAGATATTACATGCCTTCTGTGGTCCCTTGTAACACTAGCACACGAGGAAATACACAGCGATACAGAAAACAAGACGTTCACTGGTCACAACCTCAACCAATTCGTGACCCTATTACATACAAGGGAGATAGTGCAACCTAGCGACCATGACAACGATAATACACTGTTAGAGATGCAACAATGGTTCGCGCCCATGACCAATGGGGACCCCGAGGATAACCCCGGTAAATTGGGCAGCATAGAGGATTACACTAGCCAAAGTACCACCGATTAGTCGGTATTGAGTTTGATTAAAATTTTTTGCCTATGACCTTTGGGTACCCCCTGTGGAGGTTCCCCTATCTACACGGACACATCTATGACTACACTTGCATCTATCTTTTCTGATCCGTTCCAGTTCATCAGTCGATTAATGATTGTCGACAAAGCTGGCAAGGTTGTACCACTATCACTCAACGCAGAACAGATTGACATCATCAACGGACTAGAACAAGGCAACGATACACTGATACTCAAACCAAGACAGATTGGTTCATCAACAGTCGTATGTGCGTACATGTTCTGGAAGGCATACACAGCTAGTACACCACTGACATGCGTCATACTATCGTACAAGATTGCATCATCCAAGCATCTACTGCATATACACAAACGGTTCTATCAATACTTACCAAGAGGCTTGCGTAGACCATTAGCTACAGACAATACTACTGAGCTATCATTCGAAGGTGGTGGTCGTATTGTAGCAGCAGCAGCCACACAAGCTGGAGGATTACGTTCGTATACTTGCAGCATGCTACACATATCAGAGTATGCATTCGCAGAAAATCCAGAAGAGTTAAAGGCTACAGCTATCAGTGCACTGAACGATGGTCAGCTAGTCATAGAGTCTACAGCTAACTACTACAACGATGCACTATGGAAGGAGATACATAAACACAACATAGGTGAAGCTAGTTGGAACTATATGTTCTTTCCATGGTACAAACATTCAGAGTACAGCATGGATGATATACCTATTGTACTGACAGACTCAGAGAAAGAACTACAGCAACAGTATGGATTAACACTAGGTCAGTTATCATGGAGACGTGAGAAGATAAGCAAGTTAGGATGGAGTAAGTTTGTACGTGAGTATCCAATAACATTAGACCAAGCATACAGGATAAGTGGCAATACATACTTCACAGCAGAAGACTTTGACATGATGGAGATACTACAAGTAGAGCCAAAGGAATGGACTACATTTGTAGAACCTACAGCAGATGAATCCTATGCTATTGGTGTAGACGTTAGTGGTGGTGTTGGTAGAGACTATGCAGTAGTATTCTGTGTAAGTAGAAATACATTACAGCCAGTGTGTATATACAGGAGCAATACAGTAAGTCCTATACAGTTAGCAGATTACATATACGATATGAGTGCTACATACAACAATGCACTAGTGTTGGTAGAAAGTAACAACTATGGACTAGCAACAATACAAGAACTTATGCATCAAGGATTCTACAAGCTATGGAAGGATGCACATACTGGTAAAGACTTTTTAACAACAGCTAAGACAAAGCCATTGGTATTTGAGAACTTACGTAAAGGAATACAGACAGGTAGCATATGTATGATAGACAACATAACAGCAACAGAACTACGTAGTATTACAGTAGATGAGAAAGGAGTATTAAAGTTTGGTGATGATACAGATACACACTGTGATAGTGCAATGGCTATGGCATTAGCATACTGGTGTTTAAATAGTGTAAAGATAAAGCAGAGTGCATTTCTACCAGATTGGATTATAAGTCGTAAAGCAGACAAGGCATTAAAAACTAGTGGTGTAAGTCCTCACTTACATAAGAGGTACTAATGAAGTTTCGTATTAATGTTGTTGGTAAGATACCAAGTAAAAAGAATAGAATGATGATTTGTGGTAAGCGATTGGTAAAGCCAAAAGCCATAAAAGAGTTTGAGTTAGAGTTGCGTACATGTGCATTGTTTAAGATGAAAGCACATGGTTTAGACAAAACTGATGAACCTGTACGTTTGCATTTAGAGGTATGTTTTGGTGACAAAAGAAGGCGAGATTTACAAAACTGTTTTGGTTCAATATGCGACGCGTTGAACGATGTAGTATACGATGATGATTCACAGATAGTGGTGTTAAGTGGAACAAAACGTTATCAGAAGGGTGAATGGTGGTATAGTGTGTTTATAGAAACACTGGATGAGGATCCGTATGAGAACTAAAGCAGACATAGTACATTTAATACGAACAGTGCTAGACGAGCACAATCATTTCTATGATGGCATACGTTCAGAGTTAAAGCGGTATAGAGATGTTTATGAGAATCGTTTTTGGCAAAACGAATACATGACAGATACTATGATTCGAGTAGAAACAGCAGATTGCTTTAGTTATGTTGAAGGTTTTATAGCGTCGTTGTTTAGTAGGAATCCTGCTGTTGTTGTTGGTTTAGATTCAACAAAGTCAAATGCTCGTCCTGAGTTGGCACAAGAAGTGATCAATAGATTTTTGTTTGATAAACGTGAGCAGTTAGAAATAGCCAGTCGTTTAGCATTGATATACCCAAATGCTTTTGTAAAGTTGGCTCCCAATGAAAGCGAAGACATACTAGAAAAGGTAACAATACGAGCTTTGCCATGTTGGGAAGTTATTGTTGATTTAGATGCGTCGTCATGGGATGAGCAACGGTTTGTAGCGCATACATATTATTTAAGTATTCCAGAGGCTAAAGATAAATTTGGCAATAAAAATTATACAGCAATACCAAAGGTTGAGTTTTTTACACCACAGGAACGATACACAGGTGTATCAGAAGATTTGCCAGATGATTATTTGTATATACAAGTTGTAGAGTTTTACGATATGTTATACGACCAGCTGTATTTTTGGTCGCCTAACTACAAAGAAGGTGATGGTTTATTGGAAAAGTCTGAGATTCCAATACGCACATATGATGATAAACCGTTAACCCCTCTATGTCCCTTGTACTATGCACGTAAGCCAGAAAAGCCGATGTGTGGTTTAAGTGCCGTTAGTCGAGTATACGATCAGTTTTATGAGAAAAACATATTACGAACATACTGGGCTAACGCTGTACGTAGAGATAGTAGACAATACTTGTACAAAGAGGGCACATTAGATGAAGAAGCACTGGCAAAAATTACTGCTGGTGTTGATGGTGCTATGATAGCTGTTGACGAACCAATACTTCAAGGTGTAATACAACAAGTCGGGGTAGAGCCTATATCCAATAACTTTGAGCGGTATTTGGGTTTTATTGAACAAGACATTAACAGAGGTAGTATTTTAGCACCGTTTAGTAGAGGTGAAGCTACCAAAGCTACAGCAACAGAAGTTGCAGCACTTGCACAGTATTCAGCATCAGAAATAGGCAAGCTCGCCAGAGAGCGTGACAATACTATTGAGCTAATAGCCAAAACATATTTGCGTATTGTTGCACTAATGACAGAAGAAGGTGACAAAGCTGTTATTGAAGTAGAAGGACTGCCAAAAATTATTACTGGCAAAGATATAGATGCTAAATTTAAAATAGTAGCATTGGATCAAAGTAGTACGCCGTTGTCACAAGCCCTTAAAAGAAACAACATTGTACAGTTATTGCCAACATTATTGCAGTTGGGTGTCAATCCACAAACTGTAAAAGATGAGTTGATTCGATTGTTTGAAATGCCGGATTCATTTAAAGAAGCAATGGAACAACAAATGGCACAGCCTGGTGCAGGTGCTGCTCCGCAAGGTGTAGAAACTCAGGCAGGTGAAATTGATGCCCAAGGAAACTTGCCAAGTCAACAGTTTGCAAACGCAATTAATAAAGGTAGGTTGTAGTGCCGCTGTATAAATACAAATGTTTACATTGTTTACAGATACATGAAGAAATTGTAAGTTTCTCTATGGTTGAACAAGACAGAGAACCAAAGTTGTGTGGTACAGATACGTTTGAAAAGGGGTGTGGTGGTAAAATTGTACGCATGTTAACAGCTCCTCAAAAGAATAGCACATGGAATGGTACCGGTACATATGGTGTAAATGGATACTTTAGTAAGGCACTGGGTAAACATGTTACAAACCCACAAGTAGCACAGAAAGCAATGGAAGAAAAAGGGTTTGTATGCGAGGCGGATTTGCCATCTGATCGTTGGGACTCAGCTGTAACAAAGAAAAAAGATAGAGTTGCAGAACAAGATAAACATATAAATAAATACACACAAGCCTTGAAAAGTGGTAAAACAAAAGAAGAAGCTGTTGTCGAGGCATTTCCAGCACACGAAGCATTGTCTGGAAAATTAGACAAAACATTTGGGAGCAAGACATGAAAGAAGAAATGATGGAAAAAATGCCAGGACTTGAAGTTGAAATACAAATGGCAGAAGAAGATGATGAGCAGTCGTTTGATGGAATGGCACCTGAAGGTCAATACAGTGTAAAACCATTAAATAACCTTGTAAAAGCAGCCAATAGATTGTTGCCATTATTCGACCAAACCCCTGATTATCCTGCATTTTCTGAAGATTTAACAAAGTTGCCAACTGATTTTGTACGTGTCCTTGCCATGTTTGAAGGTGCAATTAGTGATGCTGTAGAAAAAGATATGGTAGATGAAGAAATGCAGTTTGAGTTGGAAGATATAACTGACGATGCAATGTTAAATGTTGTTGCTGGTAAAGTAAATAGTATTGCCAGTAGTAAAGATTTTAAGCGTTATTTAAAAGAAGTACCCAGTGAAATGGGTGAAGAAATGGAAATGAACGAAGAAGTAGAA